TATTACAAAGAAATAAAAAAACAAAACAACTTGACAAATAAACAAAACTATGATAGGGAAATAGAAGATGAAAACTTACAAAGTAAGACTAACAGGCATGGGAATAGAAGCGATAGCAATACTACCTTTCGAAACAGAACCAACAGCAGAAGAAGTAGAGAATAAAACTGCTGAGTATCTAACACATAATTTAATGAAAGTAGAATCTGATTCTAATTTTTATTCTGACACTAGGTATACTTTAACCTATGAGGAATTAAAAACTTGAATTATAGTCAACAGTTAGAAGTTATAAAAGGTTTATCTATACCACCAGAAACACAAACTAGAATGGATTGTGTATTTTGTAATGGTAGAAATACCTTATCAATAGATACAACAGAAAATAAAATATCATGGTATTGCTTTCATGCTTCTTGTAGTGCAAAAGGTAAAAAACAAGGAGAAAAAAATATGCAATATGTAGAAAAAGTTTTTCATGGTAATCAAGATTTACATATAGAAGATATAGAATTTAAAATACCAGATAGCTTTCAGTCAATATACTCAAACGAAAAAGCAATGCGTTGGCTATCTAATAATAATTGTTGGGAGTCTTGGTCATGGGGTCGTGCAGATTTTAGATATGATGTAAAACAAGATAGAGTTGTATTCTTAGTTAAAAATAGATACTCACACAAAATAGTAGGTGCAGTAGGTAGATCACTAAATAAAAATGAATTTCCTAAATGGTTTATGTATGGTAATAAAGATGTACCATTTAAATGTGGTGAATGCAGTGATTCTGTAATTGTAGAAGATTGCCCATCAGCTTGTGCAGTATCTAATATACTAACAGGTATTGCAATCATGGGTACTAAATTAAAAGATATACAGAAGTCACATCTAAAACCATACAAAAATTTATATATATGTTTAGATAGAGATGCTACAACAAAAGCATACGACATGGCAAAAGATTTAAGATCCTCTGGATTTGATAATGTAATAGTAAAACCACTTGAAGATGATCTTAAATACTACAACACAGAACAAATAAGGGAGATTTTTTATGGTAATAAACTATGATAGAGGTCCAAATGATCTTGAGGAAACAATAGATAGATTGGAAAAACAAAAAAAATATTTACAAAAACAAATTAAAAAAGCAGACAGAACAGAAGAGATTATGGCTTTGTATGCTGAAGTTAAAAGATTAAAGAATGAAAATGAGATATTAGAAACTAATTTACATAAAATGAAAAGTTTACATAACGCAAAAATTTTAGAAAAGAAAGGTTAATATGATAGAAAAACAGGCAATAAAATTAATGTTAAGTAAAAAATTTTACACACAATACAAAGGTGTTATATCTCCTACAATATTTTCTGGAGATATAAATTCTTTGTTTATTACAATACAAAAGGCACACGAAAAATACGAGGATGATATAAAAGTAGATGAACTATATGCTTTGCATACTGCCATATTTAATCCTGCATTAACTCGTGCTGCAAAAGAAAAATTTAGTGAGTTAGTAGAAGATATAAAAGAAATACAAGAACCTGGAAAAGAGATAGCAAGAGATATAATGCGTACTTTATCTGATAGAGATCTTGCACAAAGAATAGCAGTAGAGGCTACAGAAATATTTAATGGTAAGGAAGCTAACTTTGTTGATATATCTTCAATGATAGAAAAACATAAACAAAATATTGATGAAGAAAAAACTCCTGCTGTCACAAGTAACATAGCAGAAGTATTAGATTTATTAGATGTAACTACTAAATGGAAATTTAATATACCTATATTAAAAGAAAATGTAGGTGGTATAGGTGGTGGTAATTTAATGATAGCATTTGCTAGACCAGAGACAGGTAAGACTGCATTCTGGGTTAGCCTTTGTGCAGGACCAAATGGTTTTGCAGAACAAGGTGCAAAGATACACGCCTTTATAAATGAAGAACCTGCAATAAGAACACAGATAAGGGCTATATCTGCTTATACTGGTATGACTAGGCAAGAAATAATGTTTGAAAAGAATGTTGCACAAAATGTATGGGGTGAAATAAAAGATAATCTTTTTATGTTTGATACAGTAGATTGGTCAATAGAAGATATAGATGCACACTGTGAAAAAAATAATCCAGATATTATAGTTATAGATCAGCTAGACAAAATCAATGTTACAGGGACTTATGCAAGAACAGATGAAAAACTTAGAAAAATATATACAAGTGTAAGGGAGATAGCAAAGAGAAGAAACTGTGCAGTTATTGCTATATCACAGGCATCAGCAGATGCACATAATAGAAATAGTATATCATTTGATATGATGGAAAACTCTAAGACTGGTAAGGCAGCAGAGGCAGATTTAATTATTGGTATTGGTAGAAATGCCAATACTGATTTTGAAAATAAGATAAGAACATTATGTGTAAGTAAAAATAAAATAAATGGTTATCATGGTGAGCCCGTGTGTACCATTAGAAGAAGCATAAGTAGGTATGAAGTATGATAACAACAGTAGACGTAGAGACATCTTGGCAAAGAAATGAGAATGGTGGGTATGATCCATCACCTTTCCATGAAGATAATATATTAGTTAGTGTAGGTATAAATGATGAATACTATTTTACCAACCATAGTGAAAGAGTTGATACAGGTTGCTACAAGAGTATACAAGATACCTTAAATAAAACTACATTATTAATAGGTCATAATATAAAATTTGATTTAATGTGGTTACTTGAAGCAGGTTTTAAATATAATGGTAGAGTGTATGATACTATGTTAGGAGAGTATATACTAAATAGAGGAGTAAGAAAAAGTCTAACATTAGAAATGTGTTGTCGTAGAAGAAAGATAGGATCTAAAGACAGCAGTATCAAAGAGTTTATGGATAGGGGTGTATCATTTGAAAATATACCATCTGATATTGTAGAAGAGTATGGAAAAATAGATGTAAAAATAACAAGAAGATTATTTGATTCTCAAATGGCAGATTTTAGACTACCTAAAAATAAAGATCTATTAATGACAGCAAAGATGATGAATGAATTTTTAGTTGTATTATCTGACATGGAAAGAAATGGAATAAATATAAGTTTAGATGAACTAGGTAAAGTAGAAAAAGAATACAGAGCAGAGTTTGCATATCTAAAACAAAAGATAGATAAAATAGTATATAGGCAAATGGGTGATACTAAAATTAATTTATCTAGTCCAGAACAATTATCTTGGTTAATATATTCTGTAAAACCAAAAGATAAAAAAGAATGGGCTAAGATATTTAATGTAGGTATAGATAAAAATACAGGAAAAAATAAAAGAAGACCTAATTATTCTAGGCAACAATTTAGAAATCTTGTATCAGATAATACAGAAATTATACATAGAACTGTGGCAGAACAATGTATGACTTGTAAAGGTAAAGGTGTAATTAAAAAAATAAAAAAAGATGGTAGCCCATATAAAAATTATACTAAGTGTCCAGACTGTGATGGCGATGGGTATTTGTATGTATCCATGGGTAAGGTAGCAGGGTTTAGACAAAGACCTAGAAATGTATATGATATTGCTGAGTCTGGTTTTAGAACAGATAGAATAACATTAAACAAAATAGCAGCAGAAGCAGAAGGTGAGTTTAAAGAATTTATAGATGCAATAGTAAGGCACAATGCAGTAGATACTTATCTAAATACTTTTGTTGAAGGATTAAAAAACTTTACAAATGAAAAAGGTTTTTTACATCCTAAGTTTATGCAAGCAATAACTGCAACTGGTAGATTATCTAGTCGTGATCCTAACTTCCAAAATCAACCAAGAGGTAAAACATTCCCTATTAGAAAAGTTGTTACATCTAGATTTGACAAAGGTAGTATACTTGAGATAGACTTTGCACAGTTAGAATTTAGAACAGCTGTATTTCTTGCACAAGATAAACAAGGTATGGAAGATATAAAAAATAAAATAGATGTACATCAATACACTGCAGATATCATAGGTGTATCAAGACAAGATGCAAAGGCACATACATTTAAACCTTTGTATGGTGGTGTGACTGGTACAGAAGATGAAAAAAGATA